GCGTATTTGTGTAGTAAATCTCACCCTCTTGATACCCAAAATTCTCTTTTTTAATTCCGTCAACCTTAACCCACTTCCAAACCCTGTCATCTCGCATGACCNATTCAATAAAATCTTTCACAAAATNATCCATNTTGAGCCACTTGGAACGGTAATTGTCACCCCTGAACTGATTGTTACCGGCCCTGCTGAATNAGCAGAATACCCACTTGGGATTGAATAAGTCGTGCCAATTGTCTGNTTATTAACAAAAATACCGCCTGATGCACTCAAAATAGGCGCAGTACTACCACTAGGGTAAGTACCAGAAACCGTTAAATTACCAGTTATGTTTAAAGAACCAGTAGTCGGTATTAAAGTATCGGTAACTGCATTTTCGTTAATAGCCATGATTAAACGTCCGTTGCGCCTTGGTATTGGCTCATTGTTTTTAACACTTCATAGATTGCAGGGAGCAAATCACCCTTTCCTGCTATTTCTGAAATTGATATATTATGACAATTTTCTGCCAAAACTTGCATATTTGATTCTCTAGCCAATTGGTTATAGTAAATTTGTACTCTAACCTCCAAATTATCTTTATTACCATAATAATTTGTAATATGAGCATAGGATTGTGGAGCTGATATTCCAAATTGTGTATTTGCAAGATTAAGTTGTAATGCCATTTTAATAACCCAATTCGTTTGTTTGTATTGTTGCAGACCAATTTATTGTTGTACTAGCAACTCCTGTAACCTTAACTTGTAAAGCCCCATTAGTTGTGTCAGCAACTACTGTTACAGCACCAACTATACCCCATCCTGCTGATATAGCTCCAGATGTTGCTCCTAATAAAGTTACAGTTGGCGTTCCAACCAAAGCAGTTGTTGAAGCAGAAGAACCCCTAGAAATAACTCCTAATATTTGCCAACCAGCTGAGTCTGTTGTTCCTGTGTTATGAGCAGATATTAAAATTCTATATGTATAAACAGCAACTGTACTAGATTGACCATTTGGCAATACAAGTTGGTTTGTGGCACTGGCAACGGAAGTATTGCTTGTTAATGGCGTAGCAGTTGCATTAGTCGTTTGGGTTGCAACTACTAATATAGATGATTGGGTTGAACCAGCTGTTGTTACGTTTAATGGCTGATTTGATGCTGGTATGGAAACTAATCCAATAACTCCTCTAGTTGTTCCATAAGAACCCCCCACAGCAGTTGAATAATTGGCATTTACTAAATTTGTATACCCACCCAAAGCAGAAGATGCAGTACCACTTGCAGTATTATTCTGTCCACCAGCAATTATTGATTGAGCAGATGCAACCATTGTCGCAGCACTTCTACTTGTCTGCCAATCCACCGCATTAGCACCCCTAGCATTACCTCCTGTAGCAGTAGAGTCTGTCTTTTGTGCTTGTAGTGCGCCTGTTCCTGCGGGTTGTACAAACAAAGAACCATCGTTTTGTAAACCTATTGTTGATACACCGCTAAATGAAAGTGTTGGTGTTCCGTAAACTGCTGTAGTTGTTGTAGGGATGTAGGTGTTTGAAACTGTACCAATTTCTATTTGTGGCGCACAAAAATAAATACCAGATGTACCATTACCCGAATAAGCAGGGTATGAATTAGGATTAGAGTTAAAAGATTGATTTATAGCAAATTGAAATACTCCAAAAGCACTTGAATTAATTGTCACAACACATTTATACCAACCATTAACTAATGTTTGTGTTGCTGATAAAAATGGAGATGCAAAAACTGGAGAACTTACACCAGTTAAATCAAAACAAGCAGAATTACCAGGATTCACTCCTAACTGCAAACCAGTATAACCATTTGCTTTTGCATAAACTGTTACTGTATATGTAGACCCTATAATGTTAGTAAAATTTTGGTAAAATGCGTGGGGATAAATGTTTGTGGTTGTTGGCACCAATAATGATGCAGTATTTCCATTAAAAACATCAGTTTGAGACCCTGTATTTGTTAAATTACTTGAAACCCAAGATGCAGAAGTTAGATTACTACTTTGTAAAAATAAATTCTCACCAGTACCCTTTAACGTCTCAGTCTGTCCTGTAATAGTAGTAAACGTCCCTGCTGATGGTGTAGTACCACCTATTACTGTGTTGTCTATTGTTCCACCAGTAATTGCTACAGATGTAGCATTTTGAGTGGACATTGTTCCTAAACCAGTTATTGCAGTATTTGGAATTGTGGTTGATGCAGTCATTGCACCTGTGCCATTTCCATATACATAACCAGTAAGGGTAGTAGCTCCAGTTCCACCGTTACCAGCTGCCACAGTTCCAGTTACGTTAGCAGCATTACCAGATATATTTCCGCTAACTTGTGAGCCAGGAAGACTTAATGCACTAAGAGTTGTTAGCGTTGAATTAGTTGTAGCAGTTATATTAGCCGCTGTACCAGTAGTGTTCTGGTTAAACGTAGGCCAAGTAAATGTACCTGTAGAAAAGTTACCAGACTGAGGAGTTCCAAGGATAGGAGTAACCAAAGTGGGGGAGGTTGCCAAAGCTACAACCGTTCCTGATCCAGTCGTTGAGTAAGATGTACCCCAAGCACTACCTGTTGAATTGGGTATCCCTGCGCCTGGATAGACCATTCCTGCTGCAGCGTTAATTGTTATTGCTGCCGAACCGTTATAAGTTGTACCTGAACTGAAAGTAATATTACTTCCTGCGGTCAGATTAAACAAATTATTACCTAAAGCAACTCCCGATATGGTTGAGTTGGCAAGTTGAGCATTTGTAATTGTTCCAGACAATGCCGTTGTTGGTATTGTTGTAGAAGATGTTACATTGCTTGATCCATTGGCATACATATACCCTGTCAAACCAGTTACCGCTAAATTAGCAGTAGTCAGATTTGTAAAGGATTCACTTGCAGATCCTGGGATTCTTTCCCATTTACCATTACCAAATATTGCCCAGTCTCCAACCACCCAAACGGCATTACCATCTAAGTTTGTTGTTCCTGCTACAGATACCACATAGTAGTAACCCTGAGTGCCTACTGAAGACGTTAAAGTCGGTGTATTTGTACTTGCGTTCCAAGTTCCTTGATAGGCTGGTGCGTTTGTCGCTGCCGTTGTGACCGAAGTAACAATACCTTGAGAGTTAACTGTAATAACTGGAACAACTGAGCCTGAGCCATAAGTACCAGAGCTAACCCCTGAAGTTGGAAAATCAGCGTTAACCAATGATCTAAATGTGGGAGTTCCAGACGATCCGTTTGGTGCAGCGAACACCGTATTAGCCGTTTCACTTGCTAAAGTAGCCGTTAAAGTGCCCGAAGTTGTAACTGGAGAACCGCTAACAGTAAAGATTGATGGTAATGACAAACCTACGCTTGTAACCGTTCCTGTGCCTGTAGCTGAGAGTGTTCCACCTGAGAAAGTCACTCCAGTACCAATCGTTACATTTGAGAAACCACCCGATCCATTACCGTAAAGTAAAGATGTGCCGGAAGTTTGGGGCGCAGGAGTATAAGTCAATGCCGTAGTTACATCGCTAGACGTAAGCGTTACAACCCCAGTCCTAGAGTTAAAAGAAGTAACCCCAGGAACCGACTGTACTGAGTATTTGACGTTACCTTGACCAGTAACTATCTGCCAACCACTTCCATGCGTATAAGTTAACTTATCTTGTGCGCTGAGTTGGACGTAAATTAATTGGTAAGGTGTAGAAGTGTCCATCACCTGAATGGTGACGTTCGCTGCGACTGTATCGGTGTTTAAAACCGACAACATATCAATATCCCTTGTCGTACTAACCGCAGGAGCAGAGCAAATTGTTACCGCAGTTGTGCCGTTAGAGTTGGATAGTTGAGTCGAACCCTGATAAGTCGATAAAGTTTGATCTGAATAACAGACGATAACTTGCAGGGGATTGCTAGTCGTAGCTGCCCCTAAGAACATCTGAAGTGATCTATTTACTGTGTCAAGTCTTATCATCCATGCCTCGCAGAGAAAGCGTAACCAGTTGGAGAAGTTCCCCCTCCTGTCGCAGTAAGAGTGCCATTGGTGAAGTTAAGGTTTGCCCCTATCGTCACCGGCTCTAATGCGCCACCATTACCGTAAATAATTCCCGAAACCGTTGTATCCAAGGTTAAAGTCGCATTTTGTCCAGGAACTACAGTTCCCGAAAATCCGTTAACCGGCTCAACCGTTAAATTAAAAAGTCCTTCGCTTTGAATTTGAGTCAAGTTCAAAGGAGGAGTATCTGGGCCTCCTGTCCTTTGATAAACCTGAACCAAAAACATCAACCATGTCTGATTTACCGATCCATCAGCGTTGAGGAACGGTACACCTAGGTGTGGGAGATTGGAGGATAGATTGCTCATTTGTGATTCTGTGCAACGTCAACAAAAGCACCGTTCAGAGCAGTCTTCACCGGATCTGACCATTGCAATTGAAATACTCTATCTCTAGCCATTCCCAACCGCCACCAAGATATCGAAGTCAAATACTGTCCAGTTGTGCCCATT